ACAACTCTCCTGAGTGTGCTTTCAAGTGGGAAGATTTCGAGTTTCACGCCAAGTGCCCGCACTGCAAAGTTTCTGGAAAATGGCGCCACATCGATCGTCGGGCTGGCAACAATGACGGTATTAACGTTAAACGCTGGAGCCCGCACGAGATCGATATTCTCTGGGACCCGTACAGCACAAAATGCACTTATGTGTGGAAGATCCCAGATGACTACCGCAACGCTATCAAACAGGGTTACCTGCACTACCTTGAAAACGCGAGCTGGGAAGTTATTCAGGCCATCAAAGCCGGCAAGAACCTGATGTTCGACGACGGCGTGATTTTCCACCTGAAGGAAGACGGCTTGGCGGGCATGCGAAACCGTGGCTGGGGTATTTCGCGTATCCTGACGAATTTCCGGCAGGCGTGGTATGTGCAGATTTTGCACAGGTACAACGAAGCTATTGCACTGGACTATGTCATTCCATTTCGTGTAATTACGCCGGCAGCCAAGGGCGGCGATCCGGCGTCTGGCGACCCGGTGCACACGATCAATCTTTCAAGCTTCTCTGCCCGCGTGTCAGCAATGCTGCGGGCCCGGCGGAGCGACCCGGCCCGTTGGAATGTTCTGCCGTTCCCGGTGAACTATCAGGCCCTCGGCGGCGATGCGAGTCAGCTGGCACCCAAGGATTTGATGGATCAGGGTATTGATACGCTGCTCAAATGTATCGGTATGCCTGTAGAGTTGTTTAATGGCACGTTGACACTGCAGGCTGCTCCGGCGGCCTTGCGGCTGTTCGAAGCTAATTGGAATCACCTTCCGCACAATCTCAATATTTTTCTCAAGCATGTAGTGGAAACTGTTTCCCGCACCATGTCGTGGGAACCTGTTGTGGCCAAGCTCACCCGGGTTACGCACGCCGACGACCTCAACCGGCAAATGGCGAAGCTGCAACTCATGCAGGGCCAGATGGTCAGCAAGACGACCGGCTTGGCCAGCGTCGGTTTGGATTACGAGGACGAGACCAAACGCATGCTGGAAGAAGAGCGCATCTACTCGGAAGAGCAACAGCGGATGCAAGAGGAGATGCAGCAGGCCCAGCAAATGCAGGCTATGAGTCAGCCGGCAAATATGATGGCCGGCGTTGGCGACACCGGTTCCGGCGCCACCGGCAACCCGCAGGGCGGCGACCCTTCGCAGGGCGGTGCGGCACAGGGCCAGCCGCCGGCACCTCCGGGCCAATCACCCAGTGCCGTCGACCAGTTCCTGATGCAGCGAAAGAATTCGCCCAATGTGCCCCGCACGCCGGAAGAGTTCCAGTCGCAGGCACAGCTTATCGCCAACCAGTTGTTGTCTTTCCCGGAATCGATGAAGGACGCCGAACTGATCAAACTAAAACGCGGCGATCCGATGATGCATTCGCTTGTGACGAGCATCATGGACGATATCCGCCAGCAGGCAAAGACACAGGGCGGGGCACAAGTTCTGGCCCAACAATACGGTCAGGGTGGAGCACCGGCAGCCCCGCCGCAATAACTCATGCGCGTTGGAATATACACCCATTACGCGCACTGCGACCAAGCCTATCTCTGCACGCGGCTTGTTGATCTTTTACGTGCACACGGCGTCGAGTTCGATATTTACTCGGCCAACCGCCCGGCCAAGTTAGGTATTCCGTACGACAGTGCTGTTACGCACCGGAATGTCATTAAGTTTACGGACTGGGTCAAGAAACAAAACGCTATTGTTTGGACGCATATTCCAAAAATAGAACAGATCAATTACGCCAATCGGCTGAACAAGTTGACCATTCTGGCTCCGATGTGGCAGGAGCTTACAGCGCCCTTTAAAAAAGTCATGCGGCGGGCCGACAGTGTTATCGCGATGTCTGCCGAATGCCGCGAGCTATATCAAGATGTATACAGCATAAAGCATACAGCTCTTTTGCCGTACGACACCGGACTGCCGGCCACCAAAAAAGACGTTCGCGTAGATCATAAAAACATCAAGATTTTTTTGCCGTGGTTTGACCGCAATGCCAAATGTGCCGATGGCAGTTTTCTGCAGGCACTGGCGTATTTGTTTGAACGTATGCCAGACGCCACGCTGACGGTAGCTATTACTTCTTGTCGGTTTTCTCCGGCAATAGCCAAGTTTTTTCAGTCGCTTGGCCAACGCACAAACGGGCGGGTCCGGCTTTTGCGAAATGTGCATATTGCAAAACGGTCCACCCTGTATGCCGACCATGACCTGACGCTTTACCCCGCGGAATGCGACAATTTCGGTTTTTGCGGATTAACGTCTATCAATTCTGGCACACCTGTCTTATCATTTGCGGTTTCGCCGCAGCTGGATTTCGTGTATCAAGACGCTAACGGCGTGCTGGTCAAGACGAAAACAGACTATGACGAAAACGGCGTTCCGCATGCAATTCCCGAATATGGTCTGCTTATGGATGTGCTACAAGTACTTATCGCAGAGCCGTGGCGGATCGACAATTTGAATAAAAAAGTCAACTACAACCTATTGTCTCGGCGCAAAACGTTCGAATCGGGCTGGGCACAGCTTTTGAATATTTGACGCCGCCGGCACATGGAGGTGCCCATGAAATCTCAAGACGACTTCACAATTGGTAAAATCGTCGCTTTTGCCAAACACCATTACGGCGACAAGCTCAGCTTCAACGGCGACAAGCTTTTAACGCATTGTGTGGCCGTGGCCGAACAGGCCGAAACAATAGCCCAAAAGCTGTATCAGGACGTCCGGGCTGACTATATGCCTGACAGCACCAAAGACAGCGTCATGGCGATTGCGTGCAGTGCCGTCCTGCACGAAGTGCTCAATGTCAGCGATTGTGCATTTGAGCATATTGCAGAAACGGCTACGGTGCAGATCGCCGCAATGGTTGCCGACATCAGCCGGGATTTTCGGCTTGTTGAAACCAAACGTGATATGGAGTTCCGCGGTCGTTTGAGTCAGAGCCCGGTCGGCGCTCAAATTGTGGTGACGGCTGACATTATTTGCACCGCACAGGCGGCGCTTCGGCTCCTAGACGGCGACCCTGACACGTCTGTCATTTCAAAAGTCAAAAAAATTCTGACGCAACTTGACGGAGACCTACTTGCAATTCATGCGGCTAGTCGGTATTACATGTTGCGGATGTTCGTGCACGTCGCCAGAAATCTGTTGGTCGACGTCAGCCAAAAAATTAAAAACTATAAGCAACGAGTGCGGCTCAATAAACTTGTTGCTAACAAAACAAAAACGTTGCGCGAAGCTGTTGATAAAAAAGAGTTATCGGCACAGAAAAAGAAAAGAGAGGTTCGCTATGCCAAAAAGCGAAGTAATGAATCAAATCCTGAATAGCTTTGTGGCTGCCCGTCCGGGGCATGTGCCTGAAGATAAAGAACTGCTTAACGCTTTTTGTGATTATGCCGCTAGTTGGCTCGCGACAAACGGAGTTATCGGCTTGGGCCATACGTCAAGCGGCATGTCGTTGCGGTTTATCGACGGCACAGAAAAAGTTTTGTTCGCACTGTCATCGGCAGATGATGGCACAGCCACGCCGCCGGTCAACATTAGCGGTAACAGCGGTAGCGGAATTACGCGTACCGCCGCCGACACCCACCCAAGTGTTGCGATCACTGGCCGCTGACCTGCCAGCTTAAATACGGAAAGGATGCCACGTGTTTGTTTGTTTTGAGGGCATTGACGGCGCTGGAAAAAGCACGCAAGCCCGTATGCTGTTAGAGCGCCTGCAGGCTGAAGGCACAGCGGCAGAACTTGTTGCCGATCCCGGCACAACGCACATTGGTGCGGCGATTCGTAAAATTTTGCTGGAGAACGAAGCACCTATTTCTCCTGCGGCTCAAATGCTGCTTTTTTCTGCAGCCCGGGCGGAGCTAGCCGAATACATTCGAGCGAAGCTGGCTCAAAATATCGTCATCATCTGTGACCGCTGGCTGCTGTCAACGCTTGTCTATCAGGGTGAAATCAACAGGCTGCCAATCGATCTAATCGTTGATATCTTTCGAGAGACATCCGGTGTTTGCCCGGATATCTGTTTTTTGCTGGATCTCCCGCCCGCCGCGGCTATTGGTCGCATCGGCAAGCCGCGCGACCGTTACGAAAAACGGTGTGCGGCCGACCGGCAAAAAATGCGTGAGGCGTATCGTGCCCACGCACTGTATCGCCCGCATGCGGCGATTGTTCATGAAATACAAGCGTCTAAGTCTCCGCAGGAAACGCACGAGGAGATTTATAGCTTGTTTTGTAGCGGTGGAACAAACAGTGCTGGTTATGCGGTATTCAACGAAAGGATTTAAGTAATGCTTCTGGTTGCCGATAAGTATAAGTCTCAAAATCTCGCCCGAGAGAAAACAATTGCGTTGGCCCGGCGTAAAGCTGCCGCCACAAAAGAAAATCTGCACAAAATTAATCCCGTTGCTGGTGTTGATACGGCATTAAAAACTATGTGCACGACATTATTTGATATTGCTCAACGGCATGTAGCAAATAAAACAACCGCGTTTTCTGACGTGGCGCAATTGCTGGAGTGCGCAAAACTTCTGCAGCAACTTGGCGTGTCCGTAACGATTGTAAATAAATTAACAGCGGCAGCGGGAGCTGTTGACGCCGCGGACCTGCTTGCTGGTTTACCGGGCTATAGAAATTTAAAAAACAAAGCGATTGCCGGGCTTTCAACGATTGCTGACCTGACTGAAAAACCAGCGGCTCCCGGTTCGTTTGAATTTCAAAGCGGCGTGCGTGAGGGTTATCGACGGGCCAGCGATATCGCCGCGTCTTTTCTGGAAGATATTCAAAAGGAGAGCTGCCATGGATAGTCAGCGAATTATTGAACAGTTGTCGGACAGCAATCCAGACGCTGTGTTTTTTGACAACATGAATGCTGCGTTAATTGGCATCGGCTACAGAGCCCATTTAGAACCTGTAGCCGTATACAGTAAGTCGGCTATTTACGAAAAGCTGTTTGCGGACGGCTTATCAAAAGAAGATGCCGACGAGTATTTTAACGGCAGATTCACGTCCGTTTGGGCTGATGAGCACACGCCGGTCATTATTGATGATCTGCAAGGAGAGTAACTGCTGTGGCTACAATTGCTGTTAATCGCCCGGATCTTATCGAGTTCAAAAACATAGCCACTGGTGTTGCCCCAGCAGATGCCCCGACGGTGACCGCCCAAGCCGGTTTTTGGCAGATTGACTCCCACAAAGAAAAGGGAATTGTCATCGATGTTTTTGGTGATGAGCCGCCGCTGCTGACTTCAAGCGACGCAAGAAAGCTCGCCAAATGGTTGAATAAAGCCGCAGACGATTTGGATGGCACTAAGGGTGAAAAAAGCAACAAAAAGCGCAGGCAGTGGGAAGACGAGGACGAATACGAGTACTGAAATGGTAAATCCCGTACCGAATTCACTGTTGTTTTTTGTTGTGGCTGCCTGTGCTTTTATTTGCAGTCGGCTGTTGGTGGAAGCTGTCGTGTATAGTCCAAATGAGGAAGACACGTGAGCGGCTGTTTTTTGATCATTATTGCCGGCATGTATTTGTACGCTGCAGTTGAGCAATACTGGAAAGGCAATGCTGGCATAGCACTTGCTTTTTTTGGTTATGCGCTCGGTAATTTTGGCCTGCTGTATCAAACGTCAAAATGATCGCCGCCGCTGATATTGTCGCCGCCGCTATTCAGGTAGCCCGCAACGCCTATTCGCCCTACTCGGGTTTTAAAGTGGGTGCGGCAGCCCTATTCGCCGAGCATGCAACGCTGTACGTCGGCTGTAACGTAGAAAACGCGTCGTACGGCCTGACGATGTGTGCAGAACGAGTGGCGATCGGTTCCGGTATAGCTGCCGGGGCAAAAACGCTCGTAAAGATTGCCGTCGCTGTTGTCGACAAAGACGGTAACTTGGCGGACAGCT